TATAGTGGTTACTACCGTCTGCTCCTAGTGTGTAGGTACGATCAAGAGCATCAGCATGTAGTTTACCAGCTGTAATCTGAGCATCTGCTAGATCAGCTGTGTGCACCTGACCGTCTTTGATACCGCCGGTGCTTACTTGTGTTAATGCCATTATGGTTTAGGATATTTGTCTTTAGTTTCCTTTATCTTCGCTTTCCAAGCGTCAATGCCAGAATGGTAGATTAAGTCTAGCTGATCGACCACGCTAGGATATTCGGCTGCTCTATTTCTTGAATACTCAAGAGCTGCATATTCAGCATTTATTGTAGCTCGTGCAGCATCAATATTAGATTGCTCAAGTGTTATTTGTGTCCCATCTTCCTTAAAAGCACCTATTGCATCATTTATATAACTAGCATCAGGATATGCTTTTCTGATTGCCTGATGATCTAAACTCATACTGCTACCTCCATAAGAGTCATTGTGCTTACTCCATCTTCTCCTGAGTTATTATTCAAACTGTTAACAAAGATTGTAGGACTTGCACTTGATTGATTATTTGCAAATTGTGTTTTATATGTTGTCGAACTTGTAGTAGAGGGAGAATCTAAAAATGTACAGTTAAAAGCACCAGCGACTTGTGTACTACCACCTAAGTTTGTTGACTGACCTTCTCCACCCGGCTCTTGCCCATTTTGTGTATTTGGCCCTTGCATTATAACTGAACTTCCTCTTAGTAATCTAAAACCACCTCTAGCTTGATCTGTACTTCTTTGAATAAAAAATCTTTGAGTTACCATGACCAAGATTTTACTGCTACTAGAACTAGGTGTTATAGACGCTGACAAACCTGTATCAACATATGTAATTCCTGTTGTAGAAACTTCAGCAGTATGAGTTACTTGAACGACTTGTAGAATTTTACCTTGATCTGCACCAAAACTTAAAGTGCCTGACCCGTTGGTTTTTAATACTTGACCATTAGTACCATCTGCTGTAGGTAGTGTAAATACAGCTGCACCGTTTGCAGTGTGCTGTATTGTGTTTGTCTGTATTTTACTCATTTCTTAAACCCATATAAAGTATACTGATATTGAGCAAACGTTCCGCTAGCAGGGAATATATGAAATCCGTTAGGACTTACATCTTTTCTAAGACGTAAAATATTAGTTTCAGCTTTATAATTACCATTTCCGTCAACTCTATCTATAAAAGTAAAAACAGAGCTACCTGACGAAGGTTGAGCTTGTTGTGGTTTCATAGTTAATTCTAGATTCCAACCTTCTCCGGGTTGATTTCCGGCTGAATAAGATATTAACCCACTATCGTCACTATTTCCTACGTTATCATAATAAGTTCCAGTATTACCAGATACCCCTAAATTTGTCCAGCTATAAAGTGTGTCTGTTATATCTGCTGATCCTGTTCTCCAACGAAATCGAAGATTAGTATTATCAACGTTTGGTACACCTTGCCATACTAATTTATAGTAATGATAAGTAGAGTTATTTAAAATATCTAATGCAAAAGTAGCATCTGCTGGTGAAACATTCTGCGAAGCAAGTTTAACACAATCTGTATCTGCTATAGTAACCCAACTTAAGTTACCAGACCCATCTGTTTTAAGTACTTGTCCAGCACTACCGTCAGCTACAGGTAACTTAAAGTTTATGTCAGCGTTACCTGTTGTAGAAGCTGGTGCGTCTAGAGCGACTGAACCAGCTGTTGAACCATTTAATTTTATTGTCATGCTGCTATCTCCATAAGTGTAATAGTACTGCTTCCTCTAAAAGTACCATCAATTCCTCTGTTATAATAAGCAGTATTACCATTTACACCTATTAATATTCCATAAGTTAATGTATCTCCCACACTATATGATGGGCTATCTTCGCCAGAATGTGACATTATTTGTCCGTTAACTGAACCATATCCTTGTGATAGACCAAATTTACTACACCCATCTGATGTGTTTGCCGGAGCTTGGTTACTAGCTTGTTGTCTATTTGCAAAGTAAACTGGAGTCCCTGCTGGATCTCTTGCAAAAATCATAGAACATACATTTGCACCACTCATTTCTAGTTGTAAGTGCACTGTCATTAAAATTTTACTGTTAGCTGCAATAGGTGTTATTGTATGATTAAGACCTGATGTAGGAGAGTTAGTATAACTGCTTGAGCTTGTACTATCTTGGTTTTCATCTATTTTATGCCTAATCTGAAGAACTTTACCTCTTGTAACACTGGTTGCAAGCATATCGGTATCTACTATACCGTCTGGTAAACCACCAACAGAAATACCTGTGATAGTACCATTACCATTTATGTGTAGTTGTTAGATATAGTCTGTGAGTTTTCATAGATACATCCGTCAGCTACTGTTGATGCTACACCTGTAAGACTACTACCGTCACCTGTGTAAGCTGTTGCAGCTACTGTACCTGTTACGGTAACACCACCGCTTGTAGTTTCAAGCTTTTTACTGTTGTCGTGATATAGCTCTACGGCTCCACCATCAACTGATACTATATGATTATCAGCAGTTGTATGAGATCTTAAACGGTGAGTATCACTCATATAAATAAGCTCGCCTGTGCCGTTTTGGAGCTTACTATCTGTTCCGTTATGAAATATAGAAAAATCAGTACCAGCACCAAATTTTAAACGATCATCAGAACCACTAGCACTATCTCCAAATAGAATATTATTTCCATTAGTATCTAAATTACCGCCTAGTTGTGGTGATGTGTCACCGACTACATCTGTGTTAACAGAGTTGCCAGATGCCGCTGTAATACGTCCCTGAGCGTCTACAGTAATGCTTGGAATAGAAGTTGATGAACCGTAACTACCAGCTGTTACAGACGTGTCAGCGAGCTTTGCAGCAGTCACTGCGTCATCCGCAATCTTGGCTGTTGTTACTGCTCCGCTAGCAATAGTTGCTGTTGTAACTGTGCCTGCACTAGGAGTATTTAGGTTTACTGTTGACCCGATCGTGACGATGAAGAAATCAGCACCACTAGAAGGAGCGGCAGAAAATATAATGTCCCCGCCGTCAATAGCAAAGCCTTCGCTGGGTTGGCTGGTTCCGCTATTAGGTTTCTGAACGACTCCATTGATGCTAACAATATGTTGCTCGGCAACAGCCCCTGCATTACTAAGTGTAAATCTATAAGCTGATCCATTGAATGTTGCACTGCCTCCACCAGTTCCTGATGAACTAGATAATGTGTTTATAAAGTATTGTCCGACTGACTGTGTTTCTTCAAACGCACCAGTTGCACTATTATATACGAGTAATTTATTTGTACCAGTATTATAGAATAAATCACCAGCGTCGTTATTACTTGTAGGGTTCGACGAGCCAACTCTATATCTTTCGTTGAAATCATTGATATCTCCACTAAGACCAACAAGGTCGCTTTCTGCAAGTGTAGCTTTGTGATAGTTATATGTCTGACTAGAACCAGTAGATGTTACGATAAAACGTATACCACTAGCTACAGTAGAACTGTGAAAGTTGGAAGGTATGTTGTTTATTGTAACAGTTGTACCATTAAGTGTGCGGCCTGTTGTACTAACGCCACTACCATTTACAACTATACCAGCTGCGTCTGCTATACTGATAGCAACCCCAGATACTGGCTGTGTGTTAGGAAATGACACTTCGTTAGCTATAGCTTCAAAACCACCAAAGGGTTCTAGCTGTGCAGCCACATAATCTACGATAGCACCAGAAGTTGGTAGCTTAGTATCGTCGTCTGTAACTGTAGTCTGTTTTAGATCACTAGCTAACTTTGCAAGTGTTACGTTGCTGTCAGCTATCTTAACTGTTGTTACATTTGCATCTGTAATTTTAGATGTTGTAACAGAGTTAGATGCTAGCTTACCATCTGTAATAGTTGTGTTAGCTATTTTTGCTGCGGTAATTTGACTGTCTGCTATATGAGCAGTATCAATAGAACCATCAACATAGTGCTCTGAATTAATAGAGTCATCGGCTATCTTTGCTCCTGTAACTGCGTCTGCTGCAATATCAGCTGTTGCTACAGAAAGATCTGTAATATTAGCACTATTAACTGCTACATCACTTGGTAGTGTACCGCTACCTAGTTTTGCCATTGTTACAGCATTGTCAGCTATTTTAGCTGTTGTTACTGAATCGCTAGCTAGATCGCCTGCTGCTATAGTACCGTCAAGTATTTTAGCACTTGTAACTGCACCATCTTTGATATCGGCTGTTTGTACTGTTTGGTTTTGCTCTTCTTGTGCAGCAAACAGTAACTGCTCATGGTTGGCGTTTAGGTCAGCTGCCTTAACTGATGACCCTGCCGTATATGTAGCCTTTGCACTATCTACGTTTGTATCACGAAAGATACGTATAGACTGTGGGCTAACTGGTATATTGCCTGATGTAAAGACTACATTACCACCACCTGTAGTAGTGTAGCTTGTAATATTGTAGTGTGTGCCTGATGATTTTACGACACCATCTACATCAACTTTTATGTCAGACTCTTGTATAGAGGGAAAGGTAAACTGCTTAGTCGCATTTCCATCCCCAGTATAATCTACGAATGTTGTTGCCATTTATTTAGGTATGTTGAGGATGTTACGGGTTTCTCTTTTCTTTTTCAGTTTTCTGACTCTTTTAAGTCTTTCTTCTTCCATTAGCTCCATAGCTTCTTGGTTAGATGTTAACTGTGCCCACGCTCTGCGACGTGCCCGTTGAAATAATCTATCTATAATTATATTATGGTAGTAATCTCTGGCATCGTACTGAGCACGTTTACCAGCTCTGATATCAGCATACATCTGCTCCATAGATGCTAAAATCTTAGGATCGACTGCTAGTTTGTCTAGCTCACGTTCTAAGTTTTGTTCACCTATAAGCCTTTGAAACTCAGATCTAACCCTTGGGTTGTCAGTTAAATTTGTGCTATCAGGTGCATAGTATGTAGACATACGTAAATCGTAACCACTATTAAACAAGAAGTTTCTACCGGGACTTTGATCTAAGCTGAGACTAATAGGACTAACAGCATTGTAAGCTCTAGTTAAGAAGTCCCAATCTTTCAAAGGTTTACCGTTTAGCATATCATACTTAATAGGTAACTGGTTGTTTCCAGCTAAACGTTCTGTAATCAAGTTACGGTTACGTATAGACTGGTCGATACCTGATCCAATTTCACGCATGTATGGTGTAAACAATCTACCCATTTCGTTACGCAAACCAGCAAGAGGCACAATGTTGTTACCTAGTCCAGCTACGATTCTATCAAACTGACCGGGGCGACCGGCGAATAAGTCAACAAATGACTGTATACCAGCTAAGTATGACTTACTTGTAACAGCTTGTGCAATAACCAATGAGATTTTTTGTAGTTCTGATTCTGTCCACTCTTCGCCCATAAGTTCACTTGCGTCACCTACGTCAGCGATTGTAGACATAATTAAGTTAAATGGTTCAAAGTTATCATAACCAACACGTACAGCACCTAGCTTTATTGTTCTTGGCTCCCACTTACCATCTATCCACATCTGTCTTTTTGATCTATCTACTGGGCCATTACCATTTAGATCACCACGCATCCATGCCATAGCTGCCATAAATGTTACAGCAGAGCCTATAGCTAATCGGCCTGTTTGTAAAGCCCTTGCGTTAGCTAACTCTTCTGGCGTAAATATACCATACTTAGATACAGACTCTAAGTTATTAGGATTAGCAAATGCTATGTCATTGAACTCTTTGACTAAGAAGTTAAAACCGGGTGTATACTTACCTGTTAATGCAAGACCGTTTACACCAGTTCTAGCAAACAAAAAGAAAGGTTTAGCTAGCGGTGTAGCTGTAAATACATCGTTTAGACCTTTTGCAAAGCCTGTAAGCTCTTGTGTAAGTGTAACTTCTTTACGTGCAAACGCAGTAGCTTCGTCTGATATATTACCGGCAGAGTCGAATACTTGTGCATAAAAATCATCTTCGTATGCTTGCATCAACTTTTTATTAATCTGCGGTGTCTGTATGCCGTTGCCTTGTAGTTCCATAACTCTACGCATAGCTTTTTCACGCATCTTAGCACGGCCAAGAATATATGCAAAAGCATCGTCAGTTGCTGCCATAATCTTTGTAGAGTATGTCAGAAAGTTACTATCATTTAAGTTACGTGCTATGTTAGCAAGACGAAATGCAGCTGTATCTCCAGCTGTAGCTCTGCCACTATCTTCTGCCCATCTACGTATGAGTTCCCAGTTTTGATCGCCGCGACTAAACTCAGAATATCTGGTTTTAATTGTAGCTAAGTCACCCTTCCAATATGAATTTAGTTTAGTTCTAAATAGTGTAAAGGATTCTGGTATAGCTTCTATCATACCATTGATTGCTGCTAGGCTTGATCGTAGTGTAGCTGCGTCACCATCAAATGGATAGCGTACAACAGCACCAAGAGCTGTAGATAACGGTCTTAAAAATGTAGCCGCAGATGTACCCATAATTGCTCTTATAGGAGTCTTAGGGCCACTTAGAACACTATTGGTCATAACACCCTCAAGCTCTCTTATAAGGGCTCCTGTACGGTCAATATCATTTTTGTTTAGTTTACCACCTTTGATAACTGTTCTTGCCCATTGGTCAAAATCTTCTAATGTATTTACGTCATCCATAATAGAAAACGCTTCGATAATTGCATTGACCATATCATCATCTGCATTATCTTTAGAGATCTTAAGTATAGACATGATGGACTCTTTTGCATCAGCTATGTCAGCTTGTACTGCTTCGTCTATAGTTTTCTTTGTTTTCTTACCAGCTGCTAGTGCTCTAAATGAGTCAGACTTGACAAATCTAGCTTTCTTTGTTTGATACAGTGCAGTAAGCATAGTATCTACAATCTGTTTAGCTGGCCCATCTACATCTGTAATATCGACTAAATCAGATATTTCACGTGCAGCTATACCTGTATCTCTAAGCTGTTTCATCAAAGAACCTATAACTAAGTCAGCTATCACTACGTTCTTGGATGTCCATATTTCCTGACCATCTACAACGTCGTTAGTTTCAAACAACTCCTTTAGATATTCTTGTGGTGACATATCAACAGCATTTCTACCCTGAGTAATACGTTGATGACCCTCAATAGATTCTCTAAATGTAGCGGCAAGAGTTGCTCTGTTACCTTTTGCTTTCTCTAGTTCTTTTGCAAACTTGTCACTACTCATTAATGTTTTCATAATGCGTTCTACTGTCGCATCATCTGTAGCACCTTCTTGTGCAATACGCTCACGTTCTAGTGGTCTAGTTACGGAGCCAGTAGAACCCTCTTCTTGACCCCACTCTTTACGAGTTCTAGATAGCTGTTCACGAGCTACTTGTGGATCAACCTCGGATGTGTGTGCCCCTTGGTGTGGTTCAGCTAGTGGTGCATTTTTGTCAGCTCTAAACTCAGCTTCTCCTTGACGGAGCTGTGCGACCCCAGCTTCTACTGTCTGGTCTTTAATACTTTTATTACGCTTTGCAATCTGATCTACAACTTGAGTGCTGCCTTTTTTGAGTGCATACGCCATACCATCAAAGAATAGACCTATGCCCATACCTTCTACAATGTTTTTTATTTTCATTGTAACAGGAGAGTCAGTATCTCTTGTAGATATAATTGTATCAGCCCAACCGTATCTGTCCCGTAACGCTCCTAGTGCGTTCTGTTCATCTGACTCTTTAGATATAAGGTCAGACGCAGCTCCAACAGCCAAGCCTCTTACAGCGTTAGCTTTTGTTAGTGCTACAAGTCCAGCTGGTATACTTATGATTCCAGTAGCTGCTGCACCTTTTGCTGCTAGCACTGTACCAGCGGCAAGAGATCCAAAATGTACTAGACCTCTTAGTTGTTTACCCCACCATGTTTTGGTTTCTATAGGGTTATCATATGAGTCAAACGGTGTCCAATCTGGTTTATATGTACCAGTTGCTTCTCGTTGCTCTTGCATCTCACCTGATAATGCGTCAACTGTACGCTCAGGAAAGGTTGCTATAGAGGATGCAGTATCTTGTAAACCACCAGATAGAATGGACTGACCCTCTTTTATAAAAGCTTTAGCACCCCATGTTTCAGAGTTTCTAGGATCCTCTTGTTGTGCTAATGCTTGTTCTTCTTTTTCTTCAGCTTGTTGTTCGACTGCTTGCTGTTGAGCATCTTTTTCTTCAAGTTCTTTTAGATACTCTTCCATTTTATCAGCAGCCAGATCTAAGCTTTCACGATCTATATAAGAGTCGCTCATCTACCCTCCAATGCTCTTTTAACTGCTGGAACTTGTTTTAGTTCCTCTATAGTTTTTGGTTCTATTTCACCGGGCCCGTAACCAAAGACCTGTTCTCGTTCTATTCGACCTGATCTTAGCTCTTTCTTTTTACCTTCATCTCTTAGCTTTTGTCTTCTTGCTCTTTCTTGTCCTTCTCTACCCTTTTTAGCTAGACGTTCTTTCTCAATGTCACTAATAATTATCTTAGCAACTTCTTTGTCTAGGTTTTGAAACTGTGCAAAGTAGTTATTTTCTAAGTTAGGAAATGTTTTATTTTGTACTTTTATTTCTTCTAAAGTAAGCTTAAGAAGTTCGCCAAACTGTTTTGTTTCTTCTGTAACTGCACCACGTATTGCATTTGATTTACGATTAGCGTTCATATTCATCAAACTTATGACAGCAAAACTTTGTGCATCTTCATTAAACGGTTTATTGTAATCTATCAAACCAAGTCTATCTAAGTCAAGAATCATGTCAGTTGATAAATTATACATACCAAAGTTATCTGATCCTCTTTTAGCTAGATCAACAAGTTGGCGACCATTAATATTATTTAGATTCTGCCTAACAGAAGTGTTACCATTACGATTAAATTCAAACTGATTAGCATTTTGATTACCACGTTTTTCTTTTAACATGGTTAGATATTCTGCAAAGTCCCGTTGCTCGCCTGTACGCATATTACGAAATGCTTTCTGCTCACTAGGAAAAGTCTTCATATCATTTTCTTTTCTGAAGTCCTGTAGTATCTTAGCATAAGGATCAGCTAGTTTAGTGTCAGCATTGTATAAACCTAGAGTAACAGCACGATCATAAATAGCTTCTTCTCCACTTAATATTCTAAAGCCACCTTTACCATCAGGCACACGAATACGTAAAGCTTTGTAGTATTGTTTTAGCTCAGGATGTCTAGTACCACCACTATCGACAAAATCAAACAGTTTATCTACTGGTTCAGACTTAAACGCTTCTGGTTTTTTAAATAGCTCAGGACTTTTCTTAAGCTCTCTGCGTAATGCTATTACATCATTTACACCAGCATCAGTTAATTTTACTCTTTCCGTTGCTCTTTTTACATATTTGTCATAGTTTTTTTCTAGTTCATCAAGTATAGTATCTCTGTATTGTTCATATGTCTGAGTTCCACGACCTTCAGCCACCTCAAAAAGATCTAAGTTTTTATTATCTGGCCCGTTAAACTTCTCTCTAAAATCAGCTTGCATTAACTCTACTACACGCTTATCAGTTCGAGAAAACTTACTTGTATCTCCTTGTAGCTCTTCTTGGTCAGCAACGATTGTTTCTATTAACTTATCTGTATTATTATGTCGATCTGCATACTTGCTAGCAGTCATTACATTTTTATCTCTTGAACCACCTGTATGTGTTTCTTTTAGACCACTTAGTAAAAGTTTTGGTATCTCAGTTTGACCGGGTATATAGAATGGCTGTTGTGTAAAATCATTTATAAGACCACCTATTTGTGAATCTTCTAATCCAATGATACCTCTTTTCTTGTTTTCCTGTATGAGTGGTATAACGTTTTTGTTTACAAAGTTATTTGATTCTATAATGTTTTGTGCATTTTGATTATTTACAGCTTCTTTTTCAACATCTGAAATAATCTTAGATAGTCTGTTAATCCTACCCTGTACTCTTGCAGCAAAAGCTGTACCCTCAGTCTGTGTTTCTAGATATGCTTCATAGTTATCATACTTGTTACCGTTCTGGTCATAGTATTCTAAGTTCTGATATATCTCTCTAGCTTCCATCGGTAGTATCTCACCGTCTTTGACTAGCTGTCCGATACGATCATAGACATAATCTGTTGCCTTTGCTCTATCACCGTTAAATCTTTCTTCTGCTACCTGATGAATAACACCAGCGTCTTTATAGAATGTAGAGTCACTTCTTGTACCCTCTCTAGTCAGAATATTTGCACCCTTAACACTTTCAATAATTCTATTGTCAAGTATCTTTTGTTGCTCTGTTAAAACCTTTTCTCGTAAGTTTGCACCCCAACTTCTGCGTTCTGCTTCTATATCATTGATGAGTGGTTTTGCTACATCTTTAATAAATAAACGTATAAATCTAGGATTAGTAGGATCTCTACCATTAGCTAGTTCATTATACGCAACAGTTCTGATAAAAGAAAATAATGCTTTGTTTGCATTTTCTACAAACTCAACGTCAGTAGTAGAATCTAGTGTACCATTACTGTTAATAGCATCTCTTAATGCAGGCCTTCTTTCAAGGTAATACTTATTATTTTGTCTAAACGTGCCGTCTAACTCTTCTTCAGAAACAATACCCTGTAGTAACTCCGCTTCTTCTATTGCGTTTAGATCATCAAAATATATACCACCTTTTGCCTTAGCTTCAGATAGCTGGTATTCGTTTCTTGCTTTGATAAATTCTTCATTAGCTGCACCAAACTTATCAAAAATCTGTTCTGTTAAAGTTTTACTTAACTCATTAGCTTCTGCTGCTCTACGCTGTTTTAGAATAGAGCCAACATTGCCTACTATACTTTGTATTGCATCGAGTCGCTTATCTAGCTTACTAGCTGCTAACTCTTCGAGTTCGACCATCTGGTCAAAGAACTGCTTTGTGTCTCTGATGTTGTCATCTATCTGCTTATTGACTGATTCAGTCATGTCAGCTTCTGTATTTAAGTAATTAGTGTTACTTATATCAGGAACTTGATCTCGTGGCGTACCGACGACGTTCTGGAATGATGATGTCATAATTTACCAGTTTGTTTTAATATTTGTAATACCACTGGCAATACCAATAACTTGGCTAGCTATGCCTAATGCACCTGTCAATCTATCTGTAGGTGGCATCATTACAGGAGCTCCGTATGCAGCTGGTATGCCTAGCTTTTCTCTAGCTCTGGCGTTTGCGGCTTGAAACTTACGTGTAGCTCCAGTTCGAGCATAAGCTAAGTTTCTACCAAAGTTATTTGCTGTTATATTTTCTATCTCTCCTTGTTGTCTCAGTAAGTTTCTGTACTGAGCTTTACCAAATCTACGACCTCTACCGCCTTCATTTACTTTTTTACCAGCAAAGTATTTGGCAGCAAGTGCTTGGTTTCTAAGACGACCCTTACCTTGAGTATATACAGCTCTAACATAAGCGTCACTAAGGTCACGACTGTAACCTACAATATTTCTATTTTGGGCTCTCTGTAAGCTAGTTTCTTTGTTGAAGAATTGTAGTTTCTTCTGTGCAAAGATAGCATCTT